AGAACACTTTCTTAAATTGTCATTTGGCATATTACGAACAATTCCGCGTAAAAACGTTCTGTTACGCTAAACCCTTATCCAGCAGGCTTTCAAGGATGTAAACCATAACACTCTGCGAACTAGTGTTACATTGCGTGTAGCTTTGAGTGGGCAACTTTGTGTACACTTTTGTGTACCCAAAAACAAAAATGTGTACCCATTCAATGATCACCGACACAAAGCTCAGGAAGGCGCTCGGCAAGAAAAGAGATGATATCGAGATTATTTCTGATTCGCACGGGCTCAACGCCAGAATCAGCCAGGCCGGAAAAATATCATTTTTCTATCGGTATCGCTGGGCCGGTAAAGCGGTAAAACTCAATGTTGGTGATTATCCTGCAATGAGTATCACCCAGGCAAGAGAGCGTCGCCAACAATTCAGAAACTGGTTAACTGAGGGACTGGATCCGCGAGAGCAGGTGAAGCTGGATAAGCAGACCCGACAGGAAGCGATGTCCGTTGCCGAAGCGTTCAATTACTGGATTGAAAGGCACTGTATCGCTAACGGGCTAGTTAAAGTCGATTACTATCGCCAGGTGTTTGAGAAACATATCGCCGAACCGATGAAGAATGTCAAAGTCGATAACACAGCGAAAATGCACTGGATCAACGTCTTCGATTCTATAGAAAGCAGGGTGATGGCTCATTACATGCTTTCGCTGTGCAAACGGGCGTTTAGGTTCTGCGTTAACAGAAGTGTGATCGCCTCAAACCCACTCGAGGGATTACTGCCATCTGATGTCGGGCAAAAGCCTAAAAAGAGAACTCGCAGGATGGACGATGACGATCTGCGCAAAATCTATCAGTGGTTGAAAAGCCATATGTCGATAGAGTCCGTTTTCCTGGTGAAATTTATTATGCTTACCGGATGCCGTACGGCTGAGATTCGACTTAGTGAGAGATCATGGTTTCGATTGGATGATAATGAGTGGGTCGTGCCTGCGGGCAGTTATAAAACTCGGGTACATATTAGAAGGGGGCTCTCAGACGCCGCCGTTAACTTGGTCAGAAATCACCTCAAGAAAATAAACACCAATCACCTGGTGACTTCACAACGTAAAATTGATGGCGGGATCAAAGATTCGCCCGTTCATTCACCTGTGGCATCCAATTACGCCCGTTCTATTTGGAATGGAACAGGTATGGCAGAGTGGTCGCTTCATGATATGAGGCGGACGATAGCCACAAATCTCTCTGAGTTAGGTTGCCCGCCGCACGTAATTGAAAAGCTGCTCGGGCATCAGATGGTGGGGGTTATGGCGCATTACAACCTTCATGACTATATCGATGATCAGAAACACTGGCTCCGCGTTTGGCAGAGCCATCTTGAAGAGATCATCGGAGAGCCCTTCAGTTAATTTATCTTCTTTTTATCCTCCCACTCTTTGATTGACTCAGAGCGCCAGCGGTTAGGGTTGCCGGGCCAGTCAGGGGGTGGGAACGGGCATACGAAGCCCCGAGGCATTGTGTCTGCACTTTGCCATGACCAAAGGGTTTTGCGTGAAATTTTGTAGCGACTGGTCAGGTCTGACGTTACCAAAATATCATCCATAGCTCTCTCCAGTTGCCCGTTCGGGCCATTCAAAATCTTTTTCAACCAACCTGCCCGGGCAGGGAGCGGAGACGGCGCATGCCGGTCATCGCTGTGGCCACGTAGCTCGCCTTTCGGTTCACCACCTCCACCCAGACTTTCACGCCTTCAACCTTCACCGTATAAGTCTCTTTCATCTTGCTTCGCCCATAGTCGCCATATGTTTGCAAGTGAGCTGCCAGCGCGATGTCGCATGCTTGGCGAGCTAAAGGTGATTGCTTACTTCCTCGATTGATCAGTCGCATATAATCTCCTTGAGGGAGGGTTACCCCTCCCGGTCTCGTCAGGCCACGTATTCCGGTTTCATATCCGCCAGGGTGATGCTGAATTGATCGTGCAGTTCATCGCCTAAGTGACGCTTTGAAGATGCAAGCATGCGCTCGGCTTCAGCGAACCGTTCGGCTGCATGCGGCTCGTCGGGCTGGGGCAGGGATTTAATAGCCTCCTCAACCTTGTTGCGTGCATCCACTAGGTAATAACGCTTTACGGCTTTGTTTTTCAGCTCGGTGAATAGTGCGGATCCCAGCGTAGCTTTCGCCGTTTCAATGTCGGCACGCAGCGATTTGGCGCTATCCACGTCCTGAGCAGATTCGATGCGTTCGCGGAAATCATCGGCAAGAGAGCCGACATTTACCGACGATTCCTGTGCGCTTTGCGTGGTTGTGACGGTGTCACCTGAGATATCAGCCAGGCTAACGCGTTGCGGCGTTGGGTTGATCTCTTTTTCTGTGCGCTGTTCAATCTCATCAGGGGTGTACACACCAAGAACAACTGCAGGGCAATACAGGCGCGCCCAGTATTTGAGTGCCAGATAAGCGATCTGCTGTTTCGGGTTTGATACCCAAAGTGGAGAATTACGTGTGATTACGCTGGAGAGGAAAACAGGCTCTCCCCAGGTGATATCACTTTCACCGCGAATAACGGCACCTACCCGTACCGACAGTCCTTGTTCATCAGCACTTTCCCAACCGCGTACCATTTCTTTCTTGTCGTACGTCCCGCCACCTTTCGCAGGCTTTTTAACGGTTATCTCGCGGCTGCTGGCACATTTCGACCAGTCGCCCTCGTACTCATAGTGAAAGCGGCCAACGATGGCGTTTGAGCTGGAGATCACCGCATTAACCAGTTGCGCTTCGTATCCCAGGACACCGTTAACCAGGTGCGTCTTTTGCGCCACGGCGTAAGGGTTCATACCCCACTGCATCGCCTGCATGATGATGGCCATGCAGTCTGCCGGATTGCCGCGGAGGTGCTCAGGCACCGTTACGGCTGCCTGTGCCATCAACCCGGCGACAGACTGAAGCTGGGTTAAAGCCTGCACGTTGAAAATGGCATTGCTGGCTGAGATCGTGTTTGGAGTCTGCTGTTCAGCGGTTACGATATTCGTGTTTTCCATCATCATTCCCCTTATGCCTGAGTACGCAGCGCTTCAAGGCGGCGCAGGTCGAAGTCGTTCAGTTCGTCGGTGTAGTCAGCAGTGATTGGCGCTGGCCATTCACCTGTGTCGAATCCGGTTGCGATATTGCGCATCGCTTTGCGGTACTCGAGCATACCCAGCTCCAGTAGTTCAGCGGATGCCTCGATGATGGCGATCCAGTGGTAGTTCTCGTCTTTGTTGACGAAAATCCAGAAGAACTGATCCAGCGCTGCGGTTTCGCAGTACATAGCCGCGCTCAGGTGATAATCACGTTCAATAATTTCCCGGTGTAGCCTGGCGCGCAGGCTTTCCTGCTTAACATTCCACATGCTGATGGTTTTCAGGTCAGCACCGATACGCACGCCGTCTAGGTCGATCTCAAGGTCAGGGCGCACACGAACTTCCAGTCCCGTCTCCTCGTCAAAGCCAAAGTAGCTCACCTCAACGGCGCGGCTCGGGTGGGTTAGCAGCATGCCTGCGGTCGGGTGTGCCAGCAGGGCCGACTGGATGGCCTGGGCGGTCACCAGCTGCTGGCGCGTCACCAGAATCTTGTCGCCCGGATTTTCTCGCCAGGCGTCCAGCAGCTCGTCGGCGAATACGGCATCGGGTTTAACCGACTTAATCGCTTGGATCATTTCCGCTTTGCTGCCGGACACCTTAAGCGGTGCCGGCTTCTGGGCTTCCTGCTCCACCAGGTCAGGGTTGATGATTGCCAGCTGTTCAAGCAGCGCATCGCGGCTGCCGCTGGTTTTAACCGGCGCGGGCAGGGTGGCGTTGTACTCTTTGATGCAGGCTTTCATAGCTGCTGCGGTCTGCTTCTGGTCTGGCTCGATGCGCTGGTACTCTGCCGGCAAAGCCATATAGCTCTGGGCCGTTTCCTCCAGGCTGGCGCCCAGCGGCAGCTGCGCGGGCAGGGTGGCGTTGTGCTCTTCAAGCAGCGCTTTGATATCGTCAGTGCTCAGCAGTGCCGGCAGGGTGGCGTTGTGCGAATCGATGAACTCGCGCAGGGTGGCGGTGGTAGTAAAAGCATCTTCCGGGATCTCCGGCTCCACGCTGAACTCTGCCTCAAGGTTTTCAGGCTGCAGCGCCAGGGCGTGAACCAGATTACCCATGTCCAGCACCTTGGAAGGGGCCCGCGGGATAGTTTTGGCGACGTGGCGCGCGTTGAAGTACATCAGGCTGACCCTGGCATCCTTCACCTGGGTGGAACTGATCCCGTTCGCCGCGTGATAAACGTCATTCGGCACGCCTTCATAGCGGCCCGGTTCGAAGTACGCCGGGTATTCCGGGACCGGTTGTGAAGGTTGCTCTTCCGGCGCGCTCGCTTTCTCCTCTGATGCTTCGGTGGTCAATTCCTGCGTAGTGGCGTTCGCCAGCTCCGGCGCCGCGGCGGAGAGCACCTCAGCCGGGTTCAGGGTATCTGTTTGCGGATCAGTTGCATCAGCGCTTTCGCCTGGTGGTACCGTATCAACAGTTTTGTCTTTCTCTGGCTGAGTCGCTTCCATCTGCACATCGCTGGTGGTCTCCACTACGGTTTCCGGTTTTTCTGCTTCATTTGAGGGAATATTGATGACCGGGTTAGTATTTCCACTCAACAGGCCATTGATGGAGAACATGCCACCGCCGAGGTTCGCGACCTGCGGCTGAGCTGTTGGTTCCTCAACCTCTACTTGCGTCTGAACCGCGGACGCGCGCAGGGGCATCAGTTCAGTTGCGGCGTTAAACTCAGCGGTCATGGTCTGGTTAACGAACTCCAGATGGGCCGCCGGCGTACGATGAATGTTTTCCGGTGCGATCCGTACCAGGTTGAAAATGGCCGCACGGTTTACCGACAGAACGCCAGGCTGGTTACGCAGAAGGGCGCTCCATGATTTCCAGGGCTCTTCTTTTTTCGCCACGATTTCTTTGGCGCGACGGTGAATGCTGCCCGGGATCTCAAGGTGGTTGAAATCCATCGGCAGCAGGGCACAGGCGATCTCCAGATCCAGTGTGTCCAGCGTGTGATGCGCACCTTCGCCGCGGTCGGTGACATATCCACCATCGGCATTGGTACCTGCGTCAGTGCGCTGAACACTACTGATGTGATTACCGGCAGCCCATTCACGCGCCAGGATGCCACGGTCAATGTAATCAGTCGCCGCCCACATTCTGGTGAAACGGAGTACCAGCGCGAGTTCGTGACGCTTGTCCTGGCTGAACACTTTGCGAATGGCATCGGTGTAGCGCCACAGGTCTTTGGTGTCGTAACCCTTCACTTCCGGGCAGTTCTCAGCAGCTAACAGCAAGTTCTGGACGTAACTGTTATCAGTGTCCATCTCCAGCGCGCCGATAGCTTCGTACTCTTCGCGGGTTACGTGGTGGCGCAGTTCGTCGGCGGTGAACTGGGAAAGCAGTTGCTTACGAAACGGCATCTGCACTACCGGGTAGAGGGTTGAGTCGTCGTCGTGTTCGTCCAGCGTGATGCCAGCGGTTTCTGGCAGCGTTGACTCAGTAGTTATGTGACTATCAACGGTCTGAGCCGTTTTCTCGTCAGAGTTTTCAGCTGTGACTTTTGGCAGCCAGGTGCGGTCATCGTTCTGCAGTTCGTAGCGTTTGCACCAGGTGTAATCCACTGCGCCTTCTTCCGGCAGGTCGTCATATACCGGGAAATCGGTGCGGATTGGTTTGGCATAATCTTTACCGCGGCCAGTTTCTTCAATTCCGGCTTCTTCCAGTGCCACATCGAGTTGGAGATTGGCGCGCGCTACACTTTTCGCAGTGAACCAAATCACTGCATCTTTCTTGCCAGACTTCTGACTGGCTTTTATCAGATGGAAAAATTCCATGTGAGATCCTCTTTTTTGAGTGTTAGAATCCCCGGGCCAGAGATAGCGCCCATTGGATGTTTTTTGGTTTGGTATAAATTCCGGTGTAACTTTGGTCGGTGGCACCGGACGTGAATCCCGCCTTGCGCGGGGTTTTCGTTATGCTTCGTGGGCCATCTGGTCGAACGAAGCGCAACGTACTGAACAGTAATCACGTTGCTCGCGTTTCAACTGCGTGCCGTGGATAAAGAGCAGTTCGTTTTTAACTTCCTTCCCTTGCTTGATCGGCTTGCGGCAGTACGCGCATTTTTTCTCCTGCATAACTCACTCCGTTAATGGCTAAGGCCATGTCCTAAACCGTTTAGATAAACCTCAACCAGCAAATCTTTGGTGTAGGTACGTTCGATGCCACGGTGAAGATACAGGCGACCGCGTGCGTTAGCAGATGCGGTCCAGGTTGAGTCTTTGTGTTTTACAAGCATCCCCGGCTGAACTGCGCCGCGGTTTACTGTCTGTGTACCGTAGTGCTGATGAACCATGATGTTCTCCACTATTGCTGAGTGAACTTCGCTGGTGGTGCCGTGACGCTGATCTTCACAGTTGAGCGTTTTAACTCTGCAATTCACCACCGCGAAGCTCACTTCTGTGTTTGCCCTTGTCGCCAGGCTGGCGGAACGTTTCAAACCTACTGCGCGTTAATATCACCACCTCATTCCGGTTTTCGTATGCCCCGGACGGCTACTTCGTGGGCTCCATGCCTGGGTGGTTCGTGGTGCGTCTTGGTGAGTTAGATTAAATCACTGGTTTATATACATGTCAACTTAAGGTTAGTGTTAATTGTAAATCTGAGGTTTATGTGGCTGGGTTTTGTGACACGTCTGCAGAATCGCAGGCAAAAAAAATCCCGACGCGTGGTCGGGATGAGAAGGTTCGGGGAAGGCGACAGAGTTAGTAGCTGAGAGCCTTATAACTCAGGCGTATTGACCAAATCTGACTAAAAGAAGTGCATAAAAGCTTTGTACAGCCCTGTACCAATGGCGATAATCGCAGGGACACCTAAGAGAATCGCCAATTTAGCATCAGAGATTTTCTTGTCCACTGTGTCTGATGAGGGCTTTTTGTCTACAGACTCTTTGATACTAGACAGCCTCTCCAAAACTACAGCCATATTTTTGTCCAGTGAATTCACTGTCGTATCAACTTTTGAAACTGTGTTTTTTATCTCGGCAACATCTTTCTTGATGTGGGCAACTTCAACCTCAAGAATAGCCAATCTCTTTTCCATGTCGTCACCTCCATCTTCAGTTGACGTATGAATGATTTCAGTATCATCCATAGCAACTGATGTGACAATCCGTTTTTGTTTATCCGAAGCGGCAAAACTACAAGCACCCATAAGGAAGGTTGCTTGGCTCGAAGCTACTGATGAAAACTCTAAGCCTACTGTAGCTCCGCTATGGTCTGAATATGCAATCAATAACTTCCCTTCACCAAGAGATGATTGAGCCGCATCCATCAATTATTATTCCTCAAACATACTTTTTAAGGATTGATAAAAATCATAAGCCTTTTGTTTGCTTAAAGTCACAGACACAACTTTGGTTCGCTGCATGCCCTTGACGACTATATCCGCATTATCCGTACCGATGATCGGGCTGCTATTCAGGAACACAAAATTGTAAACTTCGTAACCGGCATTTTGTGTGCCGATTGTTACGACACCGTCAGCATTGGTCTCGATGAAATTTTTCGCTTCGATTACATCATTAAGATGCATAAGTTCGACGGTTGTTTCTTTAGACACCGAATCCTCCAGAAGATATTAAATCTTGAAATATTTTTATTACATGGAATTAGATACTACTGGTTTAGGTTTGCTCACCTTGCGATCGAATCCGACCCTTCATGTACTTCTCGTACAGCTCATCTAACTCTTTCAGGCGAAGCGCAAAAATGCGGAGCATGTTCTGCTGCTCTTCTTCCGGTAACTGGCGGTAGAGCTCGAGCAGACGCTGTTCGTCCGGTTTGAGACCGTCTTTCTCCCCAACGTCTTCACCGAGTAGCCAGGCGACAGAAATACCAACAGCGTCGGCTATGGCCAGTGCCGATTTCTTACTAATCACGCCTTTTTTGAACCAGCCGTTTACGGCCTGAGGGGTGACTCCAGCTATTCTTGCCATGTCTGCTTTGGTAACGCCGCGATCAGTGATCTCAGTAAGGCGCTCCACCAGAACGAGGTTGGGTTCTTCTTTTCTCATATGGTCATTGTAAATATTTGGTTTATGCACGCAATAAATCCAAAGTTTGCATGAAGTATAAATCTGTGGTTTACTTCTGCTATCAATAAGCAGGAGAAGCACATGTCCGCACTCGATAAAGCAATTAAAGCCGCTGGCTCTGCCAGAAAGCTCAGCATCGCGCTTGGTGTGACGAGTATGTCTGTAAGTCATTGGAAGAATCGTGACCAAGGGATCGTCCCGCCAAGCTATATCTTCCCGATTTTCAAAATGACAGGCGTAACCCCCCACGAGCTGCGCCCTGATCTCTATCCAAATCCCACTGACGGATTACCAAAGTAGGAGCACTGACAATGCAAACACTTTCTTTTCAACAGAATAACAGAGCGCCATCAGAGCACCTGAAATTCCAGTATCAACACAGTGAGGCTGAAGGCCAGCCGGTCGATCACCGGGCTATCTGTTCTGCCGTCCGCGCCTGGGCGGCGGCAGAGGGCCGCGTGGCGGTCGCTCTGGCGATTAAAGAGGCTGCCGAACAGGCCGAGCTTGACAGCATTGACATGACCGGCAGCGCCGATGTGTGGAACGTGAAGCTGTTTCGCTGGCTGGACAACCACGAGAAATCACCGGCCTACCGGGCGAACGTCGAGCAGCTGGCGCCGGTAATAATTTCGGTTCTGCCGCTGGCGTACCGGGATCGCGTGATTAAGCACGACTGCTTTGCGGTTCGTGTCGCCAGGTCGGTGAAAGAAGACGCTGAGGCGATACAGGCTGTCGTCCTCAAAGCCCCCAGACACGAACGGATGAAGGAAATCAGCGAGAGCATCGTAGCCAAGCTCTACCTGGACGGACCTGATTCTGTGGCGCCCATTATGGCGATGGTTACAACGATGCTGGGTGGTGCGCTATGACGGGCTCAGAAATGGCGAAAGCCGCGGTGCTCGAACACCAACGGCTTTCAGGTGCAAAAACTGTGCGTAATTGCGGAGAACAGTATGTCAAATACCGCTGAAATATTCAAATTCCCCACACAGCAGGGGAAACAGGAGAGCAGCATGGCTGAACTGGAGAAAGGCTATTTGCGCCTGGCCAACCAGATTCAGGATGCCCTGTGTATCGTCGAACTATCCGGGCGCGAGTTCCGGGTGCTGAATGCTATCGTTCGTCTGACCTATGGCTGGTCTAAGAGTTCTGACCGCATCGCCAATAGCCTCATTGCAGATAAAACGACGCTGAAGGTGAAACACGTCTCTGAAGCCGTGTTGAGCCTTGCCTATCGGAACATCATCATCCTGCGCCGCATTGGGCAAACCAGATACATAGGGATTAATACCAGCCTGGATAAATGGGCGTATACCAAGCCAAATTGCATGAAGTGTCCAGCGGTGTTTCCTGCTGCTGAAGTTGTCACATGGGTTATTACCATCCCTGAATTCAGGGATAGCAATTTTACCCCTTCAATCATCCCTGAAAACGGGGATAACCATCCCCAAAAACAGGGAGAGGTATCCCTGAAAACAGGGAACACCAAAGACATTCTTCCAAATACAAATATAAATACAGATCTAACCCCCTCTAATCCCCCAAAGGGGAAGGGTAAGTTTGACCCGCTGACGATTCCCGTTCCTGAGTGGCTTGATTCTGTGTCCTGGAGTGAGTGGGTGGCCTACCGCCAACAGTCTGGCAAAGCCATCAAGACCGAAATGACGGTCACCAAAGCATTCAAGTTGCTCAAGGCTTGCCTGGACGCTGGGCATGACCCCGTTGATGTGATCAACACCAGTATCGCCAACGGGTACCAGGGACTGTTTAAACCGAAGTTCGCTCTCAACGCTCGCAAAACGGGCAGGGATGTGAACCGCATTTCTGAGCCAGACAAAACAATCCCACCCGGATTCAGGGGGTAAGCATGCCAAGACCAAATACACCAGAAGAGCAGGCGGCACTTATCCGGGTGATCATCGAAGAGGTGAAAATCCGTGGACGCTTAACCGTTAGCGAGGCATCACAGATGTTGTCGCTGCATCGTCAGACTGCTGAGAAGTATTTCCGCGTAGCAGCCGAACGCGGCGAACTCATTCGTTACGGTCGTCTAGGTTTGTTCAGGGACCCAAAGGCTGTAATTGATTTCGATCTCCAACGATTCTCATACGGTTCGAGTAAGCCTCTGATTGAGTTACCAGCAGATTTTCGGGGAAGTGCGGTTATGCGTCGGGTTATAGATATCGTGGGGAGGATGCCAGCATGACAACCGAAAAACTGGCGTTGAATTATGACCCAGCCGATCCCGACAAGATGCGATTACCGGCTGGCATAACATGTGGTAATTGCCACCATATCCATCGTTGTAAAGCAATTTTTGGACACACGGAGTCGAACACATATTGCGATTGGTCACCGTCGCGATTTACTGCTGGCATTGGCGTGAAGGGGGATTGAGATGATTGCTGCAAACTACATAGTCAATCTCTACTGCGACTGCGATGAGTGCACCGGTAAGCAATGGGGAAGCCCAGATTTTGCCGAGTACATTGGAAATTCATGGTCTGGCTGCGCTAAAGAGGCGCGGCCACATGGCTGGCGTATCAGCAAGGATAGAACGCGAGCGTTCGCGCCAGGTCACAAGATTTCGAGGACTAACCCATGACAACTATTACCAAAAAGCAACGCGCAGAGCTACGCATGAAGTTTGGCGGTCGCTGTGCTTATTGTGGATGCGAACTACCAGAGAAAGGCGGGCATGCTGACCATGTAAAACCGGTCATTCGTTTTGATGGAAATATGCTTCACCAGGAACGTGACGATATATCAAACATGGTTCCAGCATGCCACCCATGCAATCTGCACAAGCATTGCAGTAGCCTGGAAGATTACCGGCGAATTATCGGTGATGGTCGTCGTGAATTCCTTGTGTCCGGGAAAGGCAAAGCGCTGGTTCGTATGGGATTGGTTGAAATGAAATCTGACCCAGTGGTGTTCTGGTTCGAAAAATATCAAGAAGGAGCGTCAGCATGACAACTAACAACCACCCGGCGCACGGTCCTGTATCACTCGATCGCCTGCACCAGATACGTGAAATACTCAGCAAAGCAGCAGCACAAAGCGACGGCGGTAATGTCGGCTATGCGATGGCTGATGCTGTGAAGGTGATCAATGGAGTTCTGGAGTCGATGGCCCGTGAGCAAGTACGCCGTGAGCATGCTACATGGTCACAGGCTACTTTCGGCGATGTCGGTCCAGTTGGTCCTCTGAAGCACCTTTCTAAAGAAGCGCTCGAGGCTGCTGCTGAACCTGGCGACCTTAGCGAATGGGCTGACATGCAATTCCTGTTATGGGATACGCAGCGTCGTGCCGGTATCAGTGATGAACAGATTACCCAAGCGATGGTAGAGAAGTTGGCGATTAACAAACAGCGCAAATGGCCTGAGCCGAAAGACGGTGAGCCATGTGTACATGACAGAATGAATCATGAGCGTATTGATTTTAGCTGACTCACCGTAGCAACAATGAATAATGTTTCGAGTGTATTTGATTATGCATTGTGAGATGGACATTACTGAGAGTGTAAATCTTAGTTTATGATAATGGACAGCAATGAAATTATACCCGGAGAGCGATAATGGATACTAAGAATGAAGTTGTGCAACATTCATCACCCCAGCAGGCAGTGAGAGTATTTGCCGAGGCCCTTGAACAAGCCGTTAGGGAGAACACTATAGAAGATTCGAACTCTCGGTCGCCTGGAAAAACTGTGCTTGATTCAAATTCAGAAATAAAATCTTCAACAATTGTCGGTGCTGGTGGATTGATCGGAACTGCTGGCGTTGCAGCCACTACAGCTTCGGCCGTTACTGGTGGGTCAGCTGCTACTATAATGTCTGCAACAGCTGGAACAGTTGGAGCCAGTGTTGCATCTTTAGCAGGCGCAGCAGGAACGGCAGGGGCTGCGTCGATCTCATCCGGAATGGCAGCCGTTGGTTCGGTTGTTGGAGGAGGAATGGCCGCCGGGGCAATAATCACAGCGGTGGCACCTGTCGCAGCAGTCGCAAGTGTTGCTTACTTGGCTTTTAAGCTTTTTGAAGATTAACTAACCTTTCATAAAGGCTGTTTAAGCAGGCTAATTTTCATATCTTAGTAAAGTTTCTGCTGGTTCATAATTAGCAGATACAAAACAGAATCCCGCGATTTCACGGCGGAGCCAGCGATGTTTGCTGAAGCACTGGTGCGTGCAAATTTGCCAGAGCTTTGTCAGCAGAAACAAATAGCGGCTTAATAAAACATTGCTAATTCAACCCGCTACGGCGGGTTTTCTTTTTTTACTACTGACAGAAAATTAACAATTTGTGCTCTTAAAACGTTGATCATTTCCGTGCATAGGTATACTGTATAAAAACACAGTACATGCAATGGAGGCCATTATGAAAGTTGAATTAACCATTGATCGCATGAAAGAACTTCCTAAAGGCGCGGTACCAGCACTGGAGAAAGAATTGCTTAAGCGCCTGAATGATCACTATGACAATTGCAGGCTCACAATCCGCCGTGCCGGGTCCGATGGGTTAAGTGTTTTCGGTGGAGACAAGGACGATAAAAAGAAAATCGAATCCATCCTCTAGGAAACCTGGGAAAGCGCTGACGACTGGTTTTATTAGAATTGCGCTTAAGGCTGGCGCGCATTTATCAGAATACCGCAATTTGCGTAACCCTCTGATGCTGCTGCCGACAATCTTTAATCGCGTCTGTTAGTCGCTCGAAGGGAGAACATAAATGTGAGTGATTCAGCTTTGCAAACGTCAGATGACAACTGGTATGACATTGTAAGAAGGTCTGACGGCTGCGTGGTGTTTAGCTTTCCTTCATCGGGCAGGCATCTAATTTATCGCGTCAATGGCATGGTTTCTATGCGGCCTTTGCTGGATGATGAAGAGGTCTTTACTCCTAATGGTTTTATGCAGTTTATTCACCGTCTCGGCTACCGGGTAACCCCACCTTCTGATAATATGAAATCAACGGTCTGAACAACCGTAACCTACTGCGCCACGGAGAGAAACCATGGCGCACGAACTACAACTCATCAAGCAGTCATCAGGAATCCTGATCCCCGCGACGCCGGAGACCAGCGATATTCTGCAATCAAAAATCAAACTCGGCGCCGTGCTGGTAGCCGAATTTCGCCAGGTGAGGAATCCCGCATTCCATCGCCGTTTTTTTGCGCTCCTGAATCTCGGGTTTGAATACTGGGAACCTACTGGAGGGGCGATATCCAGCAATGAGCGTAAGCTCGTAAATGGTTATGCTAAATTCCTCGCGGCATTTGGTGGAAACGAAGGCGCACTGCTGGATGCTGCCGAGCAATATCTGGACCGCATCGCCGATAAGCGCGCCGGTAGCATCAGCATCTGCAAATCCTATGATGCTTATCGCGCCTGGGTGATCGTCGAGTCTGGTCACTATGACGCTATTCAGCTTCCTGACGGAACACTTCGCAAACATCCCCGCAGTATTGCCTTCGCTAACATGGACGAAACCGAGTTCCAGCAGCTGTACAAAGCCGCGCTCGATGTTCTGTGGCGATGGATACTCTCCCGATCATTTCGCAGTTGTGAAGAGGCAGAAAACGCCGCCGCCCAGCTGATGAGCTTTGCGGGGTGATGGCGATGAAATTTTCCTGGTTCCACCATCACGAATGCACCACCGAACAGGCCGACGAGCTGGTGGAGAAATACCGGGCGCGCGGTGTAAAGACAGAGCGCAGCCTGAATCGCGACAACATCACCTGGACCGTCAGCGCGCAATTGCCGGAAGGCGACAACGCGCCTCGCCCGAGCCGGGTATGGCAAAGCAAGGCGTGGGGGTGAGCATGGCAAATTTACGCAAAGAGGCTCGTGGTCGTGATTGTCAGGTTCGAATTCCCGGCGTCTGCAACGGTAACCCGGAAACGTCTGTACTGGCGCACATTCGCCTGGCCGGGTTATGTGGCACCGGAATCAAACCGCCTGATCTGATTGCCACCATTGCATGCTCTGCCTGTCACGACGAGATCGACCGCCGTACACATTTTGTCGATGCTGAGTATGCTAAAGAATGCGCGCTGGAAGGTATGGCGAGAACGCAGGTTATCTGGCTGAAAGAGGGGGTAATCAAGGCGTGAATACTTACAACATCACATTGCCCTGGCCGCCGAGCAATAACCGCTACTACCGCCATAATCGCGGGCGCACGCACATCAGCGCAGAAGGGCAGGCATACCGCGATAACGTCGCCCGAATCATTAAAAACGCAATGCTGGATATCGGTCTGGCTATGCCTGTGAAAATCCGCATTGAGTGCCACATGCCGGATCGCCGTCGCCGTGACCTGGATAATCTGCAAAAGGCCGCTTTTGACGCACTCACCAAAGCAGGTTTCTGGCTGGACGATGCTCAGGTCGTTGATTATCGCGTTGTGAAGATGCCCGTTACCAAAGGTGGAAAGCTGGAACTGACAATCACCGGGCTGGAGGCCGTATGACATTTGAATCCTGTTTTTCCGATCACCTCCGCGTTCGCTGGCAGCGGCTTCGCTTATACCACTTTCCCGGCTCTGTGCTAACGGACTACCGGATACTGAAGAATTACGTGAAAACTTATGCTGGAGAAGCGCTATGAACCTTGAAAACACAGTGAAATACCACTTCGCTAAATCCACACTGATTAGCGATTCTCCGCGCGCTACCGCCTCCGATTCACTGACCGGTACCGACATAATGGCTGCCATGGGCATGACGCAGGAACGCGCCGCAATGGGTTACAGCGCCTTCCTCGGCAAGATGGGCATAAGCAATAACGACCGGGATCGGGCGATCGGTCTGCTGGCTGAGTACGCGATGACAAAATGCGACAAGGTTGCCGCACTGCGTAAGCTCGGTGCCGCGGTTAAACCTCAGGTGATGCACCAGTTGGCCACCTTCGCTTTTGAGGACTATTCCCGCAGCGCTGCCAGCGTGAAGCAGTGCGATTGTTGTGACGGTCAGGGCTTCATTGAGGCTGACGTGTTTACCAATAAATTCCGTAAGCCAGAAGGGAAAATGACCGTGTCCGGGATGGTGAAGGTCAAAGAATCCATCAAAGTGCTATGCAAAAAGTGTAATGGCTCTGGTGTGGTTAGTGCTTCTTGCAGTGATTGCCATGGGCGCGGCAAGGCAGTGAACCAGGCTCTTACTGAGAAACAGGGCGTTCCTGTTCTGGCTGACTGTAAGCGCTGCGGAGGGCGTGGGTATGAACGACTTCCGTCGACTGAAGCCTATGCTGCTGTATGCCAGATTACTGACGCCATTAGCCTGGACACCTGGAAAAAGTCTGTTAAGCCATTCTACGACCTGCTGATCACGAAATTTGATATCGAAGAGTCCTGGGCCGAAAAACAGCTTAAGCAGATAACGCGGTAACGCCTATAGCGATAGCCTATGATTTTGTCTTGGGCTATTTACTTTTCCCGAATCTGTGTTAATTTTGTCCCAACGATGGGTTAATGCCTTCGTTTCAAGCCCTGCGGATAACACCGTGGGGTTTTTTGCGTTTCTGGAGACAGCAATACCAAGGTTCGAGACATTCAGGTAAAATTGATGCATTACAGGATGTGAGGTTGGGGAATGAATAATCTACCCGATGATTACTTTTTGGATGCGGACGACGAACTCGTTGCTTTTCTGGAGAAGCAGGGCGAGGATTGTATACGCGAAATTCACCAGTCCAACGCACTAAACAAAGAAAATGGCCAGAAGTTATTGAGTATACTCATTGCTGGCGTGGGCTCGTCATTTTTGTTATTAACGCAACGTACAGGTTTTGATTACCTCACCGCTGGAATGTCTGTTTTTTTAGTCTACTGGGCAATGTGTGCGGCTTATCTTGTTCGCTGCGTCCTCGTTGTAAGGTCACGAGCTCTCGTGTCATCGACACCCTATGCGCTTTACCATGATGACTATAAAGGGTTTACTGAAGATGATTACACTGGTTTTGAGTCGAAAGGATTTTCAGGAAAGCGTTCAACATTGAACGTCTTGCGGCGCTACCGGCTTGCGGATTTAACCAGAATGGCTGAAATGAGTAAAAAAGAGAATGCCAGAATAGGCCGAGAACTAGAAAGGGTAAGGATCGCTACAATCCTCACCCCTGTTTGTGCACTTGTAATCTCAGTACTTACTTACCTTTTTTTCTGATGTTTTCAGCAGAATCGGCAACAAAGGTATAACCTGTCCTCAGATTTCTTTCGGCTGGCTGTGGAGCCGGTTTAGGCTGTGGTGCGGGTTGAGGCTTATTTTCTCCAGATGGTTTGTTTGATTCACTCATATAATTCTCCATGTTTGATAGGGTTATTTTTGGCGATTTAACGATATCAAATACAGTGATTTGCTGCTAGAGCATGCACTTATCTATAACTCGCCCCGGCACCCGCTGGGGCTTTTTTATTTCCGGCTCACGGTAATCATCCGCTACGTGCTTTGTTGATAAATCCAACCCGTGAAGCCTGAGCCTATTTCCCCTCATACCTGAGAGGACTCACAGCAATTAAGAGGGGGCTAAATGTCCGATCCAATTTCCGGTACTGGGCTGGCTGGTGGTGCCCTGACGGGTGCCAGTGTTTATGGACTGCTGACCGGAACTGATTACGGCGTTGTATTTGGCGCATTTGCAGGGACTGTATTCTACATAGCAACAGCAGCGGATCTGAGCGCATCGCGCCGACTGGCATATTTTATCGTGTCGTATATTGCCGGGATCCTTTGCTCTGGGTTGGTTGGCTCCAAGCTGGCAAGCTTGACCGGATACAGTGATAAACCTCTGGATGCCATTGGTGCCGTAATCGTATCTGCTTTAGCCGTTAAGATCCTGACGTTCCTGAATAATCAGGATATCGGGTCGCTGGTGGCGCTCATAACGCGCCGGGGAGGTTCAGGTGGAGCTAAATGACCCGACAGCAACTATAAACGCGCTGTTATGTGCTTGTGTTGTTATTACTCTGATGTTTTATCGTCGTGGTGATTCGCGGCATCGTCCTTGGGTTTCACGTTTAGCCTGGCTGATTACTGTTACATACAGTGCTGTTCCGTTGGCCTATCTCTGTGGGATTTATCCCCATTCCTCATGGCCCATTATCGTGGCGAATACTATTTTTCTTTCCGTGCTGGTGGCCGTCAGAGGCAACGTTGCACGCCTGGTTGATCATCTGAGGCACTAATGAACCAACAATTATTTCAAAAGGCGGCTGGTATCAGCGCCGGACTGGCTGTGCGCTGGTTTCAACCAGTAGATGCAGCGATGAAAGAATTCGGCATTACAGCACCCGCGGATCAGGCCATGTTCATCGCTCAGGTAGGTCATGAGTCTGGTGGCTTTAGCGCTGTAGTTGAAAATTTGAACTACACACCATCTGCGCTGGTGGCGACGTTCGGAAAGAGGATCACACAGCAGCAGGCTGATGCCCTTGGCAGAACATCCGGACATGCAGCTCGTCAGGATGCTATTGCCAATCTGGTGTATAGCAACCGCCTGGGTAACAAAGCGCCCGGCGACGGCTGGAAATATCGCGGCAGAGGGTTAATTCAAATCACTGGCCTCGACAATTATCGCACCTGCGGGGCTGCTCTGAAGTTAGATTTGGTGACTTCACCTGAACAACTGGAACAGGAACTACAGGCTGCGCGCTCAGCTGCATGGTTCTACACCTCTAAAGGCTGCATGATCTACGGTGCCGATATTAATCGTGTTACTCGCATCATTAACGGCGGTCTGAACGGTATTGAGGATCGTAAGGTCCGATACAACAAGGCGCGGGCGGCGCTGCTGGTATGAAGATGAGTTATTGGGCGCTCATTTTAACGTTTATTGCTTGTATTGCTGGTGGTCTTGTCTGGTCAGCGAATCATTACCATGGAAAGTTTCTGGAGGAACAGCGGCGCGCTGACGATGCAGAACAGCGCGCTGATTCCTTTGAGACCATCACCGCGAATGTCCTGCGCACCGTAGCAATAACGAACATCATTCTGGAGACAAATCAATATGCCAGGCAGCAGATCGCACTGGAGTCACAGAGAACCGAGGAAGATATCAAAGTGGCTGTTGCGGATGATGATTGTGCTGTTCGTTTTGTGCCTTCTGGCGCAGTTAAGCGGCTGCACGACTACGCGAACGGTCTACGTTCCAGTTCCGGTGGTTCCGTTACCAGCCAACCTGACGGCTGAAACACCCCAGCCAGATTTACCCGATCCGTTTACGTGGGGAGCAAGCCTTAACCTGAATGTTGCGTTGTTGTCAGCGTTAGCACAGTGCAACAGGGATAAGGCTGATATCAGGACTTTCGAGAACAACAGGGCAGGACAAACCGATGGCACGATTAAACGTTGAAGTTATCCCGCCAAGCAGCGAGGCGCTGAACGGGATTTTTGCAGAGATTGAGCGTAAATATGCGCATCAACCACTGACGCCAAAAGTAATTGATGAAATGCAACGCGAAGTGGCGCGCCTTGTGCGGCGAATGATAACCACAAAGGTTACGTTCGTCCGGGACTGACATTACAGAAGCCCTTCACTGAGGGGCTTCGATAATGGAGCACTGGAATTATTCATGAACAGACCACACCCACCAGCGCATTTTACGATGCCACCTGACCCGAAGCCGTACATCAGCATTATGCCCGCTAATGACGTTGGCGAGTGGCTGAATCAGCACATCCTGAGCGATGAGGGTGACCTCTACAACCCTGACCACCAGCATTTGCTTGAAGCGGATCTGTGCTTTCTCTGGGCGTCGAACGCTTTCGAGAAGAAAGGGCGTTCCGTGCTGGGGCAGGCGGAAGAAGTGGCAATGCGTGCCGGAGGCTGGCAGAAAGCGCGGATGGAGCAGCAGATGTATGAATGGTTCGGCAGGGTGCCGCATTTCATCATCACGCTCGCCGCCGATTACTGTTCGCAATGTTCCGATCTGGAGTTCTGCGCGCTGATAGAGCACGAGCTTTATCACATCTGCCAGGCGACAGATGAATTTGGCGCGCCGAAGTTCACGCAGGAAGGGCAGCCAAAGCTGAAGCTGCGCGGTCATGACGTGGAAGAGTTTGTGGGCGTGGTTCGCCGTTACGGTGCAAGCCGGGACGTGCAGGAAATGATTGATGCGGCGAATCAGCCAGCGGAGGTTGCTCATCTCGATATTGCCAGAGCGTGCGGGACGTGCATGCTGCGACTGGCTTAAATACTGGACTGTATAAGACGAATGGTGATTTATGGCTGCATTAAAACCTGATGTGAAAGCCTTCATCATTCAGTCGCTTGCGTGCTATGACACGCCATCGCAGGTGGTCGAGGCTGTCCAAAAAGAATTTGGGATCAAGATCACCCGCCAGCAGGCTGAATCTCACGACCCCACGAAGGCCAGCGGTAAGACGCTCGCCAAAAAGTGGATCGAGATGTTCCACGCGACGCGCGAACGGTTCCTGACCGAAACCAGCGACATTCCGATCGCGAACAAATCCTATCGCCTCCGCGTGCTTGACCGCATGGCAACCAAAACCGAGGGGATGAAAAACTTCTCCCTGACGGCGCAGCTGATTGAACAGGCCGCGAAAGAGGTTGGCGACGCTTACACCAATAAGCTGAAGGTTGAGAGCACCGGCAAGGATGGCGGCCCGATCAAGACCGAGACGACCAATCTCACTGCAGATCAGGCCGCAGAGATTTACCGCAAGATGATGGGGTGATCATGCCTCTCCCGTTTGAATTCGATTTCAGAAACCCTGATTACCAGATGGTTTTTGAATGGCGGATGGAGCGCTTACAGCGCATTCGCCAGAACCCTGAAATGCTGCCAGCGCTAAAGCAGTTTTACCGCACCAACCCGGCACAGTTCATCATCGACTGGGGGATGACTACTGACCCGCGTAACATCGATTATGGCCTGCCGGTCACCATCCCTTTTCTGCTGTTTCCGAAACAGGAAGAGTGGATTCACTGGATCATGGAGCGGCGCGAACGGCTGGAGAACGGCATCACCGAAAAGAGCCGCGAAATGGGGCTCAGCTGGACGGCGATCGGGCTGGCCTGTTCGCTCTGCCTCTTCAACAAAGAAATGGTCATCGGCTTCGGCTCCCGTAAAGAGGAATACGTCGACAGCACCGGAGACCCGAAGGCGCTGTTCTGGAAGGCGCGCAAGTTCGTGGAAACGCTGCCCGTCGAGTTTCGCGGTTCGTGGGACGAGAAGAAGCACGCGCCGTACATGCGCGTTGAGTTTCCCGATACTGGCGCGGTTATCAAAGGCGAGGCTGGCGACAATATCGGACGTGGTGACCGTACCACGCTCTACCTGGTGGATGAAGCTGCATTCCTCCAGCGTCCTCTGTTGATTGATGCGGCGCTGTCGCAAACCACCCGTTGCCGTATTGACCTGAGCTCGGTTAATGGCATGGCGAACCCGTTCGCGCAGAAGCGCCACGGCGGAAAAATACCAGTATTCACGTTCCACTGGCGAGATGACCCGCGCAAGGATGAAGAGTGGTATCGCAGGGAGTGCGAGAAAATCGACAATCCGGTGGTGGTGGCGCAGGAACTTGACCTGAACTACAGCGCATCTGCGGAAGGCGTCCTGATCCCGTCCGACTGGGTACAGGCTGCCGTCGACGCGCATATCAAACTTGGTATTCAGCCAACGGGCAAGCGACTGGGCGCGATGGACGTCGCCGACGAAGGCCGGGACAAAAACGCCTTTTCGACCCGTCACGGCTTCCTCCTGGAGAACGTGCGGGAATGGTCCGGCGTGGGCAGCGACATTTACCAGTCCGTTGAGAAGGTCTTCGGCTTTTGCGAACAGGACAACCTCGAAGAATTTCGCTTCGACGAGGACGGCCTGGGCGCTGGCGTTCGCGGCGATGCACGCGCCATCAACGAACTGCGTAACGCTGCGCGCCGACCGTCAATACTCGCCACACCGTTTCGCGGTAGCGGCGCGGTGTTTGATCCGGACGACGAAGCGGTGCGCGGCGACAACGGACAGGCCGCCCGCCTGAACAAGGACTTCTTTGCTAACGCCAAGGCCCAGAGCTGGTGGCAATTACGCAAGCTTTTCCAGAACACCTGGCGCGCCGTGGTTGAGGGAATGGCCTACAACCCGGACGAAATTATCTCAATCAGCAGCGCCATGGCGAGCAAAGACAAACTCATCATCGAGCTGTCGCAACCGACCTATTCCATTAACGGTGTGGGGAAAATCGTTGTTGATAAACAGCCTGACGGCACCAAGTCGCCGAACCTCGCCGACTCGGTGATGATCAGCTACGCGCCAATGAATTCAGCCCTGAACATCTGGGAGCTGCTAGGGAGACAGGCCTGATGGCACGAAACAAGCAAGCCTCTCAGCGAACGGCGCAGGCCACCGCTGATGGCTATGAAAACTTTGTCGCCCGCGTGGGGATGCAGACGCCTAACCAGCATTCAGCATCGACCTACCGGGCGAACTTCACCAGCCGCAACCGCATGCTGGTGGAATGGTCATATCGCGGATCGTGGGTTATCGGCGAAGCGGTCGACGCTATCCCGGACGATATGACCCGGAAAGGCATTCGCATCACTTCGGAGATTGACGCCAAAGACCGTGGCACCCTGGAAGCGCAGCTGGATGAGTTGCAGATCTGGGATGCGCTGAACGACGTGCTGAAATGGTCGCGTCTCTACGGCGGCGCGGTGGGCTTCATCATGATTGAGGGGCAGGCACCAATGACCCCGTTGCGGCTCGAAACCATTGGAGAAGGCAAGTTTAAGGGCATTCTCCCGCTCGACCGCTGGATGATTAACCCGGTGCTGACCCGCCGCATTAAAGATATGGGGCCGGACCTCGGCAAGCCTGAGTTTTACGACGTGGTGACCACTGCAACGGGCATCCCGGCCTGGCGCATCCATCACAGCCGCCTGATTCGCTTCGACGGGGTGACGCTGCCATTCCAGCAGAAGATGACCGAAAACGAATGGGGAATGTCGGTTGTAGAGCGTATCTGGGATCGGCTTACTGCGTTCGATAGCGCTACTGTCGGCGCGGCGCAGCTGGTCTATAAAGCGCATCTGCGTACCTATAGCGTGGAGAAGTTGCGCGAGCTTATCGCGCTTGGAGGCCCGGCGTTCGAAGCGTTGCTGAAGAACATCGACCTGATCCGCCAGTTCCAGAGCAATGAAGGTATGACGCTCATGGACTCGCGGGATAAGTTCGAAACCCACCAGTACAGCTTTAGTGGTCTGGATGACATTCTTTCGCAGTTTGCTGAGCAGATCAGCGGTGCCGTTGGTATCCCGCTGGTACGCCTGTTCGGTCAATCCCCGAAAGGCTTCTCTACTGGTGATGCAGACCTCGCCAACTATTACGACCGGGTGAGCTCATTGCAGGAGCGCCGCTTACGGCTGCCGATGCGCCGGATACTGGACATTATGCACCGCTCGGAACTCGGAAAGCCGCTGCCGGACGATTTCACGTTTGAGTTTAACCCGCTATGGCAAATGTCAGACGTTGACCGATCAACGGTGGCCGTAAACACCACCAACGCGATCAGTACCGCGCTGGGCGACGGATTGATGACGCGTAAGGCGGCGATGACCGACCTGCGCGAAAACTCTGACGTCACCGGCATCGGGGCATCCATTACCGACGAGGATATCGAGAATGCCGAAGACGAAGCGCCGCCAGGCATCGGCGAACTTGGCGACAAACCGCCAGAGCCGCCAGGCGGAGATCCGATATCGAACGAGTCTACGGCAGATAGCGCGGGCGGTCGGGGATATCGTAAATGGTCGCTACGATGGTTCAAACGATAGCGTCACCGAAATAATGGATGCGCTGGAGCGCTACAGCGAAATCATCACCCCCTGGGCGACTAAGGTTGCTGAGAGCTTCACCGCCGACATTGCGCGCCAGAATGAAAAGCAGTGGCGTCAGCACAGTCGGAACATCAGCGCAGAACTACGCAACATGGTCGACCGCGCCCCGGTAGGCCAGGTGATGAAATCCATCGTCGCCGAGCAAATTAAGTACATCAAATCTCTGCCTCTTGAGGCCGCCGATCGGGTGTATGACATTCAGAACAAGGCCATCGAGGCTGTAGTAACTGGTGGCCGCGCTGAGCCATTCGCGAAAGAGATAGCTGCTTCCGGTGACGTGTCACGCTCACGAGCGAACCTTATCGCCCGGACTGAGCTTGGGCGCGCAACCGGTGCATTGGATCAGGCGCGTGCGCTGTCAATCGGCTCGAATGGTTATATCTGGCGTACAGCCGAAGATGGCGACGTCCGGCATTCTCATCGGGAGATGGAAGGTAAGTTTGTCGAATGGGGCCGACCTCCAACGCTTGACGGTATGACCGGTCACGCTGGTGAGCTGCCGAACTGCCGCTGTTACAAAGAAATCGTCTTCCCCAACCCTCATTCTTATCTCGCCTGAATCGCAGGTAAACCATGAAATATTTTTTCAATACCCGGCTGGGGGAAACCCGCTATCAGCTGGCTGACGGCTCGCTGTTGTGTAAAGACGTGCCGATAGGTCGAACGGGTAAGCAGCTCTACGGCGCTGCCGATCTGCCAAACCTCAAACCCGACAAGCTCGGTGAGATAGTCGTAACGCGTTCTCCTGAGCAGGTATTCCATCCGGCCACGCTCGCCTCATTCGAAGGGATGAGCATCACGATCCTGCATCCTGAAGATGAAAACGGGAATGTGCGGCTGGTAAATCCCGAGAACTGGAAAGAGCTTGCGGTCGGGCATCTTCAGAACGTTCGGCGCGGGACTGGTGACCAGTCTGATTTGATGCTGGCAGACCTTATCGTCAAAGACGAAAGCGCCATTCAGCTTATCGAAGATGGTCTGCGCGAAGTGTCGTGCGGCTATGACGCGGAGTACGAGCAGACCGAGCCAGGTAAAGCCGAGCAGGTCGATATTACCGGAAACCATGTGGCTCTTGTCCCTAAAGGCAGAGCCGGAAATCGTTGTGCAATTGGAGACAGAGACACAATGGCAAATCAAAAGAAAAGCTGGTGGACCCGCATGCGCACGGCCATCAAAACGGGTGACGCTGACACCATGAACGAACTGCTGGACTCTGCGCCAGCGGCGGTAACGGGTGACGAAGGGGATCTGCCGAGCGGCGTTAACCTCAACATTAACCTTTCACCGCAGCAACCATTGCCGGACAAAAAGCCGGAAATGGGCGGAGATCCAACCGGCGACGGCGAGGACGATATCAAAACCTTGCTCAAAGCCCTGCTGGCTAAGCTCGAAGGAACTGCGACGGGCGATAACGACAATAAGCCTGACGAAAAAGACAAAAAAGATCCGACCGGCGACGGCGAGGACGACGAAGAGGAAACCACGATTACCGGTGACTCTGCCTATCGTGCCGAGGTTATCGTCCCGGGTATCGATCTGAGCCGTAAGGTGAAACCGACCGCGTTCAAACGTGATGTGCTGGCTGCCGCTGACAAAACACTGGTTCGCCAGGTTGTCGGTGATGCGGATATCCGCAAATTGCCCAAGCAATCGGTAGATATGGCGTTTAACGCCGTGTCAGAGATTGCCAAAGGGCGAAACACCCGCAGCACCACGGGCGATGCACAACGTCCAAATATGGGCATGACCAGCATCGCTTCCCTGAACAAACAAAACGCCGACTTCTGGTCTAACCGCAAAGGATAATCCAATGACTGCATATCTGTACCGGATGCCTGTTGGCATTGCCGGGGCTATCTCTCGCCCGCAGGACTTAACCGTCGAACCGGTGATCCTTAAATCCGCTAACGCCTTCGCTGCCTATGGTCTGGCTGGCAAATATGACGCTGACGGCTTTTTCGTGCCGCTGGCGGACGGTGACACCGCCGACAAGGTGAAGGGGATCTACGTTCGTCCGTATCCGACCACATCGCAGCCAGACATGGTTCGCCAGGTGGGGACGGATAAGAACTTCCCGGGTGACGCCATGAAGCGTGGCTACATGACCGTTAATCTCGGTTCTGATTTTGATGCCAGCACCATCAAAAAAGGCGACCCGGTATACGTTGTCGTCTCCACTGATGAATCCATAAAAGTGCCGCTGGGCGGCTTCATGTCCACGTCCGTCAGTGGCAAAAACGTGGCGCTGACCAACGCCGAATTCACAGGGGCCGGTGACGCTAACGGCAATGTAGAAATCTCCTGGAAGATTTAAGGAACAGACAAATGATTACTTTTGATCAGGCAACCGTAGATAGCTCCGGTGCCTTTCTCATCGGGGAGCTGGAGCGACTCGACCAGACGCTGAACCTGCCTCTGGTGGGGTACACCTGGACCCGAGATATTCAACTGCGTGAAGACGTGTCTATCGCAGATGACATTTCCAGCTGGACGAATACCAGCTTCGCCGCTGCGGGTACTGGTGCAAATCCGAATGGTAAAAACTGGGTAGGCAAAGACTCCACCGCTATTGCTGGCGTGAACGTGGATATCAGCAAAGACGGCAATCCACTGAACCTCTGGGGTATGGAACTGGGCTGGACCGTTGTAGAGCTGGCAGCTGCTCAGCAGGTAGGCCGCCCGATTGATACCCAGAAGTACGACGGGATGCAGCTCAAATGGCAGATGGACAACGACGAGCAGGTTTACATCGGTGATGACGCACTCGGCCTGAAAGGTCTGGCAAACCTCGTCGGTGTGACGCTGAACAACGCGCCGAAGACCTGGGCGAACTCAACCAACGACGAGATCCTCGATAGCGTGAACAGCATTCTGTCTAATGCCTGGGCAGCATCCGGTTATTCCATCGTGCCTTCTGATCTGCGCATTCCGCCAGAGCAGTATTCACTGCTGGCGAGCCGTAAGGTTTCCGAAGCGGGTAACCAGTCACTGCTGACCTATCTGGCTGTGAACACTATCGCTTTCCACCAGAACGGCGTTCCGCTTGAAATCAAAGCGGTCAAATGGCTGAAAGGGCGTGGGGTTGGCGGTAAAGACCGTATGATCGCCTACACCAACGACAAGAAATACGTGCGCTATCCGCTGGTGCCGTTGCAGAGCGTTCCTGTCCAGTATCGCGGTCTGTATCAGATTGCGACCTACTACGGCAAGCTCGGTGCGGTTGAGCCAGTGTACAAAGAAACCCTGTCCTACGTGGACGGTATCTGATAACCAGAACGGCCCCGAAAGGGGCCAGAAGGGAACTGAAAATGGCGAAAGAAAAGCTGGTTACCATCCATGTTCACACCCCGTTTACGCTGACGCTCGGCGATCAGTCAAAAAGGGAGTTTGGCCGGGGACGGCATAACGTACCGGAAGAGGTCGCGTCGCACTGGTTCACCCAGGCGCACTCCGAGCTTTCCGAAAGCGTGATTAGCGACACCGATGATCTGCAACCCATTATCGACAGCCTGCAAGCTCAGATTGCCGACAAAGATAAGCAGATTATCGATAAAGATCAGTTGATTGCCGATCTGCGAGAAGCGCTGCTCAAGCTGCAAGAGCAGAACGACAGCCTGCAAGCGCAGATTGCTGCCGCCCAGACTGGCGGTAATGGGGCGAAAGATGCCAAAGAATCAAAGCCTGCCAACAGTAAGTGATTTTCGGCGCGACTTTCCACAGTTTGCTGACCCTGCCAAATATCCCGAAGCACAAATCCAGTTTCGTCTGAATCTGGCTGATGTGCTGCTGAGCGAAAACGTCACCGGCAAAGAGTTGTTTCCGTACTTTGTCGAGTTGTTCGTGGCTCACTACATGACGCTCTGGGCGGCAGATAGCCGGGCAATGCTCGTCGGCGGCCCGGGTGGCTCAACCAATGGTGTTCAGTCCTCCAAGTCCGTTGACAAGGTAAGCGTCAGCTATGACACCAGCGCGACGCTAAACCCTGACGCAGGCTTCTGGAATAACACCCGATATGGCGCTGAATTTTATCAGCTGATCACGATGTTCGGTGCGGGCGGTCGCCAGCTATGAGTTTCAAAAGTGGTGTAACAACGAGGGTTGATAACGCTCAGGCCATTCTGGATGCGCTCCGGTCGCTAACCAAAAAGGATGTGCTGGTGGGCATCCCGGAAGAAGACAGCGAGCGTGAGGATGTTCCGTTTGGTAATGCCGGGATCGGTTACGTCAACGAATACGGCTCACCAGCGCAAAACATACCCCCACGCCCGCACCTGATCCCCGGCGTTAAATCCGTAGAGGAACAGACGGTGCCGCAGCTCAAAGCAGCGGCGCAGGCTGCGCTTGATGGAAATGCGGCGGGTGCGGAAAGAGCGCTTAACCGCGCCGGAACGCTGGCCGCGAATGGTGTCAGGCGTTACATGACCATTACCGGCTTTACACCGCTTGCTGATAGCACCGTTGAAGCACGCGCACGCCGTGGGCGCAAAGGGGCAAAAGAGGAACTTGCGCGGCGCGCTGCTGGTGAGTCTCCTGGAACCGATCTGGTGAAACCGCTAATCGACACCGGGCAATATCGCAGAGCTATTACCCATATTGTGAGGGATAAAGATGCCGACTCTTGATGTAACAGACGTGCTTTTTGACCCCGATTTTTGCGACTTCAACCTGTGGGTAACGCGTCGCGCGCAAACGGTGGACGATGACGGGATCGGCAGCGACAGCGAAGTTAAAACGCAGTTTGCCGGGGTTGTTACTGTTGACCGCTCCCTGGAAAACCGCCGCATGCAGGCCGGGCAGGTTATCAGCGGCGCGATTCTCATCGTGACAACTGAGCGGCTGACGCAGGGGCAGACTGGCCGTGATGCCGATATCGTGACGTATCAGAACCGTGATTATCGCGTGACATTCGTCGACCCGTATACGGCTTACGGTGCTGGCTTCGTCCAGGCTCATTGTGAATTACTGCCGTTTGATGGGGGAACTCCCATTGAGCAATAACACCAGCACAGAGCGCGGCTGGCTGATACCAACCAGTGGCGATCCGGATTATGACGAAGCGCTCGACAGGCTGCTAAGCCAGTGGATGCGCAATGTTTCCGGCTTGCCGTCTGGAATGGTTCGTCCGCGCTGGCAGAAAAATCAGCCGCCACAGCCACCCGTTGAAACGAACTGGTGCGCGTTTGGCGTTACCGGGTTGCTCATTGATAACAACCCTGCATTCACCAATCAGACCGACGAGGGCGCTCAGCTCTGGCGGCATGAAACGTTCGAGTGCATGGCGTCGTTCTATGGCCCGGCTGGTATGTCTTATGCGTCCCGTTTTCGCGATGGCATATCTGTCCCGCAAAACAATGCTGAGCTGAACGCGCTTGGTTTGTCTCTGGGCGACTATACCGGTCTGACCCCTTTCCCCGAACTTATCAACCAGCAATGGGTTCGCCGCTACGACATGACGGTGCGCCTGCGCCGGAAGGTCGTGCGCGAGTACGGCATTAAATCGCTGGTGGAAGCGCCAGTCACCTTTTTTGGAGAATAAACTATGACGCAGGGCTTACCTGTATCCAACGTTGTAAACGTTGATGTGATCATCTCGCCGAAAGCGGCTACTGGTCGTAACTTCGGCGCGCTGCTGATCCTCGGTTCTTCCACTGTCATTCCGGTGCAGGAGCGCGTTCGCCTTTATGCGTCCGTTGAGGACATTGGCGAGGACTTCGGAGTCGACAGCCCGGAATATGAAGCGGCGCAGGTTTTCTTCAGCCAGTCGCCGAAGCCGACGCAGGTTTATGTTGGCCGCTGGGCGAAGACGCTGACCTCTTCCGAAGGTGGAAGCGTGGAAACCATCGTGCAAGCTGTTAATGCCTGCCTGCAGTATACCAACTGGTATGGGCTGGTTGTCGCTGATGATGTTGCTGATGGCGATGATGTGCTTGATGCTGACGACGTGATTGAGGTTGCTAAACTCATCGAAGCGTCCAGCCTGAGCCGCATTTTCGGGGTAACGTCAGCCGACGCTGAGATCATCAGCACGACTTCGACGACCGATGTTGCGTCTAAATTAAAGGCCGGTAAGTATACCCGTACCTTTATTCAATATTCCACCAGCAGCCCTTATGCGGCGGTTTCAGCTTTCGGTCGCGCGTTTACTGTCAATTTCAACGGCAGCAATACTACCATTACCCTGAAATTCAAACAGGAACCGAGCGTAACCTACGAAACGCTGACGGTAGGACAGGCGGCGGCTGTGGATGCGAAGAATGCGAACGTGTTCGTGTACTACGCCAACGACACGGCGATCCTGCAACAGGGTGTCATGGCGAACGGTGACTTCTTCGACGAGCGCCACGGGCTCGACTGGTTGCAGAACTACGTTCAGACCAACCTCTATAACCTGCTTTACACCAGCACCACCAAAATTCCGCAGACTGATGCCGGTGTGACCCGTCTGCTTTCCAACGTTGAACAGTCCATGGATCAGTCCGTCACGAATGGTCTGGTAGCGGCTGGCGTGTGGAATGGTGGCCCTATCGGACAGCTGAATTCCGGCGATACGCTGACCAAAGGCTATTACGTGTATGCGCAACCGCTGTCCGAACAGGCGCAGGCCGACCGCGAAGCGCGCAAAGCACCGTTAATCCAGGTGGCCTGTAAGCTGGCTGGCGCAGTTCATTCTGCCGATGTGCAGATCAACGTGGTTCGCTAAGGAGCGATAAATGGCAACTTATTCTTTTCTCGATGTAACCGCGTCGCTCACCGGGCCGACCGGAGTTATCGATCTTGGTCAGGGTTCTGCGAACTCTGAGGAAGGTATCACCCAGACTATGGGCGGCAACAAGAACACCATGACCATCGGTGCCGATGGCGAAGTGATGCACAGCCTGCACGCCGATAAGTCAGGCACCATTACGGTGACGCTGCTGAAAACCTCCCCGGTGAACAAGAAGCTGTCTCTGGCGTATAACGCGCAAAGCCAGTCCTCTGCCACCTGGGGAAATAACGTGATCGTCATTCGCAACACGGCATCGGGTGATATTTCTACTGCGCGTTCGTGTGCATTCCAGAAACAGCCTGATTTCAATAACGCCAAAGAGGGCGGAACCGTAGCCTGGGTATTCGATTGCGGCAAGATTGACCAGCTGCTCGGGGAGTTTTAACGCATGGAATTCGAAATTAAAGGCGTGAAATATCGCACCGCAAAGCTCAGCGTTTTCGAACAGCTGAAGGTGTCCCGAAAGCTGTTGCCGGTGCTGGCCGGGATGGTTTCTGACTTCCGGAGCGTTCAGGAGAAGATCAGCAGCAAAGACACCGAAGGCGCGATGGCTACCATCCTGCCAAAGATTGCCAATGCTGTGTCCGATCTGAGCGATGGCGACGTTGACGCTATCCTGTTCCCCTGCCTTTCCGTTGTTTCACGCGAGCACATGAAAGGCTGGGTGCCGGTCTGCCAGCATGGCGAAATGGCGTTTGACGATATCGACCTGCTGACCATGCTGCAACTGGTGGCGCGGGTGGTCGCCGACTCGCTGGGAAATTTTTTGCAAGGACTCCCTACCAGCGAGACGCCCACCCCGCCAGCGGAATAACCTTCAACAGCCTGCCGGGCGGTGAAGACTTTATTCTTCGTCCGGCGCTTGCCTTCCATATTGACCAGAAAGACCTTAACAGCGGTGCGGTAGACCTCTGCCGTATCGCGCTTCTCAATGACTACCTCGACATGCGCGAGGATAACGACGCCCGGGTAGATAAATGGAGAGCGGCCAATGAGCGGTAACGCAGATACGATTAAAGACTTCCTTGTTTCGCTGGGATTCGATATCGATCAGGCTGGCGCTAATAAGTTTGAAGCCGTGCTGAAAGGCGTTACCGCAAACGTTCTGAAGGTCGGCGCGGTGGTGGAAGGCGCAGCGCTGAGCATTGTCGGATTTACCACCCAGATCGCGAATGGTCTGGATAAAATTTACTGGGCATCCCAACGGACGGGGGCCAGCGTCCAGGGCATCAAAGCGCTGGGCTATGCCGCGTCGCAAACCGGTGCCAGCGCCGAGTCGGCCATGTCCTCCCTCGAAGGGCTGGCCGGTTTCATGCGTAGCAATCCGGGGGCGGAAGGCTTCCTGAACCGTCTTGGTGTCCAGACCCGAGATGCCAGCGGAAAGATGCGTGATACTGCGGCCATCTTTACTGGCGTTGGGCAAAAGCTCAACAACATGCCGTATTACCGCGCGAAGCAATACGCGCAGATGCTTGGCATCGATGAAAACACGCTGATGGCGATGCGGCGCGGCATGAATGGCTTTACCGCCGATTACCAGTCTATGCTGCAAAAGACTGGGTTCAACGCTGATAAGGCGGCTGTGCAGTCCAATAAATTCATGACGTCCATGCGCGGGCTTACGTCGCTGTTCGGCATTATGCGGGACAAGATCGGCTCAAACCTCGCTGGTGGTCTTGCTGGTTCGCTGGACAGCCTGCGGCGGCGCATCCTCGACAACTTCCCGAAGATTGAAGAGACGCTGACCAGAGTTATTAAAGGCGTGATCTGGCTTGCGAACGCCTTCACGCGAATGGCGTGGCGGCTCATACAGGGCGCTGGCTCTGTCATTGACTGGTGGAAGCGTCTTGACGATGGCAGTAAAAATCTGCTGAAAATATTCGGTGCTCTACTTGTCGCATGGCGTCTGCTTAATTCTGCGTTCCTGAAATCCCCGATTGGAATTATCACCACGCTGATTCTGGCGATCGGATTACTCTATGACGATTATCAGACGTGGAAAGAAGGCGGTAAAAGCCTGATTGACTGGTCCAAGTGGGAGCCTGCAATAGAAAAGGCGAAAAAGGCAATTCTCTGGCTGCGCGATAAGCTTCTGGGGCTGAAAGATTCTGTTGGTGGATGGCAGAACTCGCTGGAAATTTTGGCTACTTTCATCGCTGGGGTATGGGTAACAAAAGTATTGGGAGCATTCGCAAAAATATCCGGTCTTCCGATACCTCCATGGCTTAAATTATGGGGAGCGTATGCTGGTTACCTGGTTTCAGATCGTGAAAACATAAAAGCCAGTGCTAAATCATCTTTGGACTATACCAAAAGGAACATTGGTGATGCTCTTGCTACGGTTGGCATCAAAACCGACCTTGGGCGAAAAGATGTTAGCGAGGTAAGAGAATGGCCCGCATGGATGGATTGGCTGCATGGTGGCCCAGGTAAGATTATTCGTCAGGCGCAAAGCAATGGCGTCGTTTATGGCGATAATGTTCAGCCTGACATTCCCGGGGCGGAACAGCATGTTCGTAGTAATGAAATTGCCCCGCATGAAAGAGATGAAATAAAAAACCGTCAGCAGGCTGCTAATGGTTATCTTGAAAAAATCTCAGACGGGATTGCCAAAATCGGTAATTTATTTTTCTCCCCGGCTGGAGCTGCTGAAATCTCTCCAAATATATCGGGTGACCCCTCCCAGTTTGCGCAATCAGTCAAACGTCCACAGGCCACAGCCCAGGGCAAAGTATTGCTCGACTGGATGGGGCCAATGTTCAATAAACTTGAGTCGCTTTATCAACTTCCAGCTGGTCTATTGAAAAGTGTGGCGATAACCGAGTCAGGTGGTAACCAGTTCGCCATGTCCGGCGCGGGTGCAAAGGGGCTGTTCCAGTTCATGGATGGCACGGCGCGAGACATGGGCCTGCGTGGTAACGATGTGTTCGACCCGGAAAAGTCAGCTCAGGCAGCCGCTAAGTACCTTAGCCAGCTATTGCGGCAGAACGGCGGAGACCTTAGCAAAGCACTTGCATCATATAACTGGGGAATCGGGAACGTTCAACGTTATGGAATGGGGCTAATGCCGCAGGAAACGCGCAATTACATTCCGAAAGTAATGAGCAATATGCCCACCAGCGCCCCGGTGATTCAGCAGGAAACGAACATTAACATCCACGGCGTTTCCGATCCTCGCGAAGCTGCCCGTTTGACTGTTGACCGTCAAAAGGGTGTGAATTCACAGTTAACCCAGCAACTCCCCGCAGGACCGAGATAATGGATATTTTATCAGCGATTTTTCGCCAGCAATCACGGCGAATTGGCCTGCTGATCCCCAGCGTGGTCGTTTCCGAAAAGCATTCTGATGCGCTCGAAATTACTGAGCACCCGGTGGAGAAGCCAACAACGAATAGCGCCTCGGGTTTCATCGCCGATCATGCGTATAAGCGCCCCAGCGAAGTCACAATGGAATGCGGCTTCGCTGGGGGCGGTTCGTTGCTGGACTTCATTGATACATCTTCAATCGGCCTCAGCGCCGGACTGAGCCCGAAAGAGACCTATCAGCAACTGCTGGATCTCCAGTCCTCCCGGGTGCCGTTCGATGTGGTGACCGGGAAGCGGGTGTACAGCAATATGCTGGTGAGAGCCATCGAGGTGACAACGGACAAAACCAGCGAGAACGTGCTGAACTGCACGCTTACCCTGCGTGAAGTGATCATGTCGCAAACGCAGAGCGTTAGCGTTGCTGATAAATCAGATATGCAGGATGGCGTCAGCACATCGGCGGTGCAAAATTCCGGGACGAAATCCACTACACCGCCAAACGAATCTTTGCTGAGCCAGCTGGGCGGAAGCGTTACATCAGCATTCGGGGGATGATATGCAGTTTAACGAAATACCGCTTTCTCCTGACAATCAGCAGTTCCGCGTTTTGCTGGGCAATACTACGTATACGCTCAGGATCATCTGGCGCGATGCGGCTGGTTGGATTATGGACGTGATGGATAGCGGCGGTGCCGCGCTTCTCTCTGGCGTACCTCTACTGACCGGCGTGAACCTTTTACGACAATTTCCACAGCTTGGCATTGATGGTGCGCTGGTGGTGGCGACCGATAAGGGCGCACCAGACGAGCCCACCAAAACCAACCTCGGCACATACAGCCACCTCATTTTCGTGCAGGAGTAGAAATGTCTCTTAACTGGATGCGCCATTTTGAGTTGCAGCTGTTGGACCAGAACGGGCAGGGTATTTCCCTGTCTGATTTTAAGGTCACGTTCCAGATCGAGTGGGCAGATACACGCTGGCCGCGCGTGGCAAACGTGAAAATTTACAACCTTTCGACCGATACCACGAACAAGATACTGGGGCAGGAGTTTGCAAAAATTCGCATCATTGCCGGGTATGACGGTATTGCGCCGGATGTTGATGCGAGCCAGGTTGGTGTCGCCCGGGAGATTTCACCAGACCAGGTAGGGCAGGTGAACGGTCAGAACTACGGCCTGATATTTGACGGTGATATTCGCTTCACCGTCACCGGGAAGGACAACATCACCGATTCCTGGGTGCTGATTCAGGCCATCAGTAACCACGAAGCGTTCCTCTACGCGACTACCATCACCACGCTTGCCGCTGGCTATACCGTTGCGGATCTGCACCGGGCGACGATGCAGGATTTCAACGCGTTCGGCGTGACACAGGGCATTACCGGCGATTTTCCTGATACCGTGTTTCCTCGTGGCCGCGCGATTTACTCATCCAGCCGCAACGTGATGGATAATATTGCTGCGCAGTGCAAAGCGACATGGCAACTGGTGGATGGTCAGGTCCAGATGGTGCCGGAGGATAAATATATTCACGAAGCCATTGTGTTGAATGCCAATACTGGCCTGATCGGTATGCCGCAACAAACGATGGGCGGCGGAGTAAACGTGCGGTGCCTGATAAACCCAAACATCCGTATTAATGGTCTTATCCAGCTCGATCAGGCTTCGGTGTACCGCGCCACGCTCGGCAATAGCGAAATAGCACAGTCGCCCGGGCGTATCACCGAAACAGAAGAGAACGGCAACCGTGTGCTGACCGGCACGACGTCACAGGCTGCCAGCATTGCGACGGATGGCGTTTATATCGTCAAAGCTATCGACTATACTGGCGACACCAGAGGTCAGGCGTGGTACATGGATTTGATGTGTTTTGCGCGTGGCGCTCGTGATCTTTATAGCCCGAAAGCAATGCAAGGGACGACGAATTAGTGAGGTGGGGCCGTGAGACATTTACTTTGCACTGTTACCGTGTTCGCGGTGCTTATATCAGCACCCGCTTTTGCGGATCAGCAATGTGGTGATTTTAAAATCCATTGGGCAGATGATGGCTTAGCCAGAATCAATGGCGCAAAGCCAGAAATGCAAAAAATCACCTTCCTGAAAAACAAAGGCGATTATAACAATATCAAGATGGATTGGCGTATGGCTACCGATCAGCCTGGAAGATGGGTTGGTCTTGAGTACATCAATCGAAACGGCAAAGCCATTCTCAACGCACAGTGGTTGCAAGCCAGCATGGATTCGCCGCGTCAGTATGCAACATACGACTGCCGAAAAGTAAAATAGCCCGCCAGATAGGCGGGCATGCGTCAAAAATATTGAGCTTTAATTATAATAAACACAATAATTACGAACAGGATGTTTCTAATTATTTTTTGCTTATGAGTAAGTTGTTTTTTTTCTGTCGATTTCCCGGGAGAGTAAAGGTTAGTGGTATGCGACAGCCCCGTGCCGGGAAGGCCATTTGTCATCTTTACGCCTTTTTTCCCGATGTTAATGGTGGAACCTTTACCACCAATTGAAGTGCTTACTCCGCTTTTACTAATGTTGATCGCGAGTCCGGGCGCAATCCGGATTCTTTTACGAAATCTAAATCCCATTTGTTACTCCTGTAGTCAATAATGCGATGGTGCAGGTCCACTCTATGGCGGCTTCATGGCTGAAATTGATTTTCAATGCTTACTTGTTGCAAACATATCCTAATACACCTTGTGAATGTGTGCCATTGCAGCGGAAAAGCCTTACTTCACACTGATGTAGCTTAGTTACTAAGAGATAATTGATACCAAACCAGCTTCGGCTGGTTTTTTTATGGGGGTTTTATGCCAATTCCAACTCAATCACAGATCGGCGGTGAGCAGCAGACCGCGCAGGCCATTGCCGATTCGGTGTCGACCCAGATGCGCGTAGCGATGCCCGGCATCATTCAGTCGTTCGATCCTGAGACTGTTACCTGCACAGTAGAGGTGGCGCTACGCGGTATTGTTGGCGATGGATCCACCGAATTAAAACCGCTGGTGGATGTGCCGGTCATCTTCCCGCGCGGCGGCGGTTGCACGCTGACCTTTCCGGTAAAAGAAGGCGACGAGTGCCTCCTGATTTTTGCTGACCGTTGCATCGATTTTTGGTGGCAGAGCGGCGGCGTTCAGGAGACCGTCGACCCGCGCCAGCATGACTTATCTGATGCGTTCGCCATCGTTGGCCCGCAGTCGCAAGCACGGAAAATCAGCGGTATCAGTACCAGCGCCGCGCAGCTGCGAACCGATGATGGTGCGGCGTTTGTAGAAGTCGCCGCAGGACATAACATCACCATTAAAACACCGGGCCAGCTTACAGCTACGGCTGAAGGTGGAACGACAATCACATCCCCGACTATCACGCTGAACGGCAACGTAACGATTAATGGCAACTTGTCTCAGGGAATGGGCGAAAGCGGCGGTACTGCGACGATGCTTGGGCCGGTGACGGTAACGAATGACGTAACAGCTTCTGGTATCAGTGTCGCCACGCATAAACATGGCGGAGTACAGACTGGCGGGGGAACTACCGGAGGGCCGCAATAATGCGATACCGTCGCGAAGATACTGAAGGCGATTACACTTTCGGCCAGGGTGACGATACTTTCCTTATCGACAGTCCGGAATGTGTCGCCCAGGCCGTAAAAACCCGTTTCGAGCTGTGGCGCGGTCAGTGGTTTCTCGATCTGACGGAAGGCACGCCGTATGTTCAGTCAGTGCTTGGGAAGCAGCGATCAGATGTCTACATCCTGGCTATACGCGAACGCATACAGGATACACCGGGCGTTCTGTCGATTCTTTCCTTCGATACCAATTATGACGGCACCAGCCGTCGCGTCACCTTCACTTCCTCCATTGACACAATCTACGGCCAGACGACTGTAACAAGCGAGGCATAAATGGCTTTGAACCTCGACACGCTGGGGCTATCGGCAACGGTAACCGCCCAGGGGATTAGTGCGCCTGATTACCAGACAATCCTAGATACACTGACCAGCTATTTCAGGCAGATTTACGGTAGTGATGCCTACCTCGAACCAGACAGCAAAGACGGGCAGATGGTCGCGCTGGTGGCTCTTGCCGTGCATGACGCTAACAACACCGCTATCGGGATCTACAACTCTTTTTCACCGACGACAGCGCAGGCCGCAGCGCTTAGCAGCAATGTGAAAATTAACGGGATCACGCGAAAAGTAGCGACAAACTCTACTGCTGACCTTCTGTTAACCGGTACGGCAGGCACGACTATCACGAATGGCTCCGCACGGGATAAAAACGGCATTATCTGGAATTTTCCCGCAAGTGTAGCGATCGGCGTTGATGGTACTGTGCTGGTGACGGCCACATGTGCGAATAGCGGTTCGGTTGCGGCGCTGGCCGGGACTATTACCACTATCAACACCCCGACCCGAGGTTGGGTGTCGGTAACCAATCCAGTTGCGGCTACTGTCGGTTCACCAGCCGAAACCGACGCAGAGCTGCGCATTCGGCAGGGGCAAAGCGTCGCGCTACCATCGATCACACCGTTTGAAGGTGTCGACGGTGCTATCGCTAATGTTGCTGGCGTGACACGTCACAAACTATATGAGAACGACACTGGGGCAACCGACAGCAACGGGCTGCCGCCACACTCTATTTCCGCCATCGTCGATGGAGGGGATGTTACCGAGATAGCCCAAACAATCCGGGGGAGTAAAGGGCAGGGAACCGCAACTTACGGTAAAACTTCTGTCACGGTGCCGGATACTTACGGTAATCCACACGTCATCAGTTTTTCGCGCTCTACCGATGTGCCAATTTTCGTAGCCATTACCCTGAAAGTTTTTACCGGCTATACCTCTCAAATCGGCGAGCAGATTAAACAGGCTGTTGCCGATTATATAAATGGCCTAACAATTGGCGACGACGTTCTGCTGAGCCGTATTTATTCCCCGGCAAACCTCGGCGTTGTGAGCGGCGGGAATGCCCGCTATTACGATATTACCGACCTGCTGATCGGTAAGTCGTCTGGCAGCGTATCGGCATCAAACATTGATATTGCCTATGATGCTTCTGCGTCCTGTAGCACCGCGAATATCAGTATCACGGTGACCTCATGAGCAAATACACCGAACTGATCACTAACTACCACGCTACCAAGCCACTCTTTTTTGACCATATAGATCTGAGCACCCGCCCGCTGATTGATGTGTCCAGCACTATGTCAGGGCTTATAACAGCCTTCGATATTGATACTGCTGTCGGTGTACAGCTCGACATCCTCGGTCTGTGGATCGGACGCAGTCGCATAGTCAGCCAGCCAATTAGCGGAGTTTATTTCAGCTGGGACACTGACGGGCTTGGGTATGACCAGGGCATCTGGCAAGGGCCATATGATCCTGATTCTGGCTATACGACGCTAAGCGATGAGACGTACCGCATCATTCTGAAAGCGAAAATCGCTATCAACAACTGGGACGGTCGGAACGACTCTCTGCCTCCCATCCTTGACGCTGCGACTGAAGGCTCAGGCCTGAGGATGCAAATTGTCGACAACCAGGACATGACGATATCGGTTTGGGTATTCCCCGAGACTGATATTTCTGATGTGTCTCTTGAACTGATTGCCGCTATCAAACAGGGCTATCTCACCGTTAAAGCAGCTGGCGTATGGGCCGGTGATGTTGAAACGCCTTCGGTAGAAGCACCATCCGAGGGCTCTAAATTCTTTGGGTTTGATATGGATAACGAATACATCGGCGGGTTCGATGTTGGAGCATGGGGGACAATACTCTAATGGCAATAAACAACTTTAAACCTTTCGCGCTTGATCCGAACGCTAACGTCACCTCACAAGCTGACTGGGAAGCACTTCCGGCTCTGCTTTCAGGGTTTACGGCAGGTAAAGCATCCAGCGCACAGGTCAACAAAGCTATTCGGCAAGCCAGCTTTATCGCGGCAGCGTTGGCGCAGTACACCGCCAACAAAAGCAGGCTGGATGTGCTTGATGATGGAGACCTGAACGGGTTTATATCCAAAATGGGGACCGCTTTCGGGAAAGATTTCCAGGCGCTTGATGCCACGCTGTCGGCATTAGCTGGGCTCGCAACAGGTGCAAATAAACTCCCATATTTCACTGGAAATGATACAGCAGCGCAGACTGATTTAACTTCTGTTGGCCGTGACATTATTGGGAAAAATACTATTGCTGACATTCTCACATACCTTGGTTTGGGAACGGCATCGAAAAGGAATGTCGGGACGGGGGAAAATCAGATACCGGATATGGGAGCATTCGCTTCTGGTTCGGGATGGTTCAGGCTACCAGGTGGATATATTGTTCAGTTTGGCACTTTTTCAGGAAACACGACCCGCTTTATCAGTGGACACTTCCCTATACCATTCCCTAATCAGCCGATGGTTTCAGTCAGTGTTATGTCTGATGCCGTTCAGTCAGACCCGTCGAATCCTGCCCCGCAGGTTTTGTCTGTAAATTTTGAACATATCAGTAATTCAGCGTGGCGTGTGGCAACCAGTGATATCTCACAGCAATACAGATTCAGTTATATTTCGATAGGACGGTAGAAATGCAGAAATATATTTTCAGTGCCAATAAAAATGCGTTTTTCCCTGTGGAGCTTAAAATCGCTTATCAGGAATCCGGCGAATGGCCAGATGATGGAATCGAAATTGACGACACTGTTGCCGCCGAATTTATGAAGGAAGCACCAGAAGGAAAATACAGAGGTGTCATCGACAGAATGCCTGCATGGATTGATATTCCACCGCCAACTCATGAGGAACAAATTGCCGCAGCCGAATTGGAAAAGCAGCAATTGATTAATCAGGTCAACGAATACATAAACAGTAAGCAATGGCCTGGTAAAGCGGCGATTGGTCGTCTGAAAGGTGAGGAACTGGCGCAATATAATTTGTGGCTGGATTATCTGGACACACTGGAACTGGTCGATACTTCCGGTGCGCCAGATATTGAATGGCCTACACCTCCGGCAGTTCAGGCCAGATGACATCCGGCGCGGTGCTGGTATCTGTTGCCGTCACCGCGTCAATGTAATCCAGCACAGCGTTAAGCCTGGTTGTTTCTGCCTGCGTAAGTTTACGTCCGGCCTGTAATTTCAGCTGAATCAGACTAATGGAAGCCATTGCTGCATCAATCAGTGACTGGCGCTGTGCTTCTGCCGCTTCTACTGCGGCGCTATGCTGTGCCTCAGTATCCGTCACCCATTTCTCACCATCCCATTTATCATATGGCGTTAACGGGGCGATAGTGGTTGTATTTTCAGGGTAATCACCCAGAGCTGTGATTTCTTTCGATTCTCCTGTTTCGGTGCTATAGATGATTTCACCGCGATGGTCTGGCACATATTCCCATGAGTTAAAATCTGCAGAACGGCAGATTGCATAACCAGCTTTATGTGTAACTGGCGCATCTAAACAAGAACATGCCGGGATACCGACGCCAACGGCAAGATATTCTGTTGATGATGAAATGTATTCCCGTGTCGTGTTGTCATAGTTATAGACGGTAATATCACCCGCTACTGTGGCAATAAATTCACTGTTTAATTTTGCCTGTGTCATTATGCGGCCCTCACGATGAAGTTAAATGCGATACTGCGTGGACGGTTTTCTGGTGCAGTTGGAACTACGCGACTGGCATCAAATGAGACTACGCTCCCCCAGTCGTCTTCGACCCCATCCCCTTTAATTTTTGTAGACCAGTTGCTATCGTATCTAAACGCGCCATCTTTAAGGTCTGAAAATCCACTCCCACGACGCACGCATGAGATGTGTCCAACGATATTTCGAATGGCGTCACCCTGAGCAGACAGAATTTCGCGCCCCGCGTCAATACCGCGCCCGTCATCCCAGCCACGGATGAACTCACCGCGTAAATTCGGCAATGCCAGACTAGGATAAGCCAGTGCCAACTTCGGATATTGTGCGGCAGAAAAAGGCGCACCATTGCATTTCAGCCAGCCTGTTGGAGGAGTGGCTGAAGGCCACGGAACAGGTACACCAACGGGTAACGCTGAGCCTTCTCCCAAACCAACCTTTTTTATAACCATCAAAAATCTGGTGATGCTTCGCCGTTTCTCCTGTTTTCATAACAGGAGAAATCCCATGATTTACGGTTATGCCCGAGTATCAACAAACCACCAGGACACTGAATTGCAACTAACGGCGCTCAAGTCAGCGGGTTGTGAGAAAATTTTTGAAGAGCATGCCAGCGGGAGGAAATCGAATCGGCCGGTTCTAAAACGGCTGATCGCCACTATGCAGCCGGGGGATGAACTGGTGGTCTGGAAGCTGGACAGGATAGGCCGCAACGTTCTGCATGCGCTGTTGATGTTCCAGCAGTTACAGGAAAAGGGTATCAACTTCCGCAGTATTACCGATGGCGTGGATCTCAAAACAGCCAGCGGCCGCTATAACTTTCGTAACATCCTTTCCGCAGCACAATATGAATCTGATCTTAATAGCGAACGTACCTTAGCAGGGCTGGCCGTAGCCAGGGCAAAAGGGCGAGTTGGTGGTCGCAGGCCTAAGTTCACGGATGAGCAATGGCGGGAAATGGGGGAGCGGATGGCAACCGGTGAATCACGACAAAGCGTATCAAAAACGTATGGAGTAGGGCTCTCAACTCTGTATAAAAAGTTTCCAGCTAGCTGATAACGGGAAAGAAACAGAGAAGGGCACAAATATTGTGTACTTTAATGTGCCCTTTAATTTATTGACTGGTGGTTGAATTGTCCGTAACTTTTTGATTTAAGTGCAAATTTCTAATAAATTAGAACACTTTCTTAAAT